CTTATTTCTGCAATGTCTGGGGAGACTCATGAGTTGCAAATTCCTTGGCAATTGCCAATGAATTTTCTCAATAACACGAGAAGCAATCCTTGGGTTGAACCTGCCTCAGCGAGAGGAATTATTGCGAGAGTAACTGTTGATGTCTTTAGACCGTTACGAATGACAACTGTCATAGCACCTAGTGTTGATGTGTCAGTTTTTGCTTCCTTTGTGGAGCCTGAACTCGTAGCTGCAGTCATGCCTTCTACTTTGCCCGCCGCGTTTGAAAGGGAAACTTTCTTGCGTTTGATGAAGGAGCAAGTAAAGCGAGAGCAGATATCGAGTCCTGAGTCTGAAGGTCCATTGCGTCGACGCGATTTGTTGAAGAAAGTCAATGCAGAATCTGGTCAGTTTGTGGATGCCTTTTCAACTGTGAGTGGTGCCGTGCAAGGCATTTCAAACGCTGTTAATAAGGTTTCATCTTCTGATCAGGCTCGAGGTAAGGACATGAAGGAATCCGAAGACAAGGCCCAATCCAATTCGCTTTTGTCTGGAGTAAGCGATGTTGTTTCAACTGTCTCAACCATGATCAATTTGGGAGAGTCAGTTAGTGAATCAGTTGCTCCTCTATTGGCACTTTTGGATAAGCCTGCGAATGTTCAGATGTTGCAACCTTATGCGTCGAAGCCCGGAAGTGACATGATGCATGGTACAGGTAGTGATAATACTGTTCGCATGTCTTTGGGTCCAGAGGCTCAGCTGTCTAGTAAGTCTGATATGTTTGGACAAGCCGGTATTGCTCATGTCTATGATGCGATTCGTACACCTGGATATTTCAGAGGAGCGTCATTTACGACAAATACTCTTCCAGGACAATTGCTCCTGGATTTTGGAAATTGTCCATGGTGGGCTCCAGTTGGTCCAGCAAAGCCAGGTTACAATGTGACTTATACGCCCGATTACTGTGCTTGGTATTCCCAGCTCTTTGGTTTCTGGCGAGGCAGCATGCGATATATGTTTATAGTCTCTGCAGCAAAGTTCACAACCTGTCGTATCAGGATTACTTTCCTTCCCAATACTTTAGGC